CATGGTGCTTTTCGTCCTTGCTGTCAACAAGGGCTTATGCACAACGTTTCGCACGATTCTAGAAATCGTGGTGCCCGTGCGTTCCGTGTCAACGCCTGTGGCCTGCATCGCTGTCGTAATAGCTGCCGTGGTCGAAGGATCAACGCCAGCCAGCTGGCCGATGGAAGCCGACTTGTTCACGCTGGACGCAATCTCTGCCGCCGTGGTAGCGTTATTAGCACCCAGATAGTTGATCTGGTTCATCAGGCGTATAACATCATCATGGCTATAGTTGGTCTTGTTGCCCTCAGAGTCTCTCTTGGTGAAAGCAACCTCCCACTTTGCCATGTAGTCACCGGCGGTCTTGTCGTCCAAATCCATTGCCGTGGCTGCCACAGCGGTATCACGGAGGATGCCAGTCTGGGTTTGCTCAGTCACGTCCTTACCGGACTGACCCAGTGCAGCACTCATAGTCGTAAGCTGCTCTGTGGTGCGGGGGATGTCCATACTAAGCCGCTGGACGTAGTTCTCCATATCGGAGTAGTTCTGCTTGAACGTCTTCCCGTTATCGGCTATCGCATCGGACACCTTACCGCTGGCATCTGCCAGGCCGTTCACATAGCGCACGACCGGGGCCATCTGCGCTTCCAGCTTTGATGCTTCGTTCGTCACCTGCTTCATGCCTACCAGCACACTGCCTGTCAGCGTTGCGCCGAGCGCAAGGCCAGTCTTTCCGACTGCGCCCAGTGTTTTTGCCACTGTACCCGCCAGAAAATTTGTGCTTTTCAGCCCATCCGTCAGAGAGCCGGTCAGTCCTTTTACTTGGCTGATGCTTCGTGCCAGTGAAGGATCAACCTTGCCCATGATTCGGATACTGAGGTCTAGTGCCCCATTTCCCGCCATACGTCTGACACCTCCTGGCACAGTTCGATCAAGTCCTTCCTTGGCATGGAAAGATAGTCCGTCAGGTTAGAGTGCGTCGCAATGGACAGCTGGATCGCTGCTTTTCGCAGTGCCTTTGCTCCGCCTTTTACTCGAAAAAATCAGCGTCCACAGCGTCACGCAGCTTTGCGGCCTCGCACAGCGGCAGCCCAGTGAAGAAATCCTCCGGGTAGCCGGTGCCCATGCTGGCGATGATGCAGACGTACAGGTAGTTGCGGCCGGTATTCACCGGGGAGAAGCCGCCAGCTACCATGCGGTTTTCCGCCATGGATTCGCTCATGGTGTTCAGCTCACCTACGCCGGAAAGGTCCACAGATTCAAAGGCCTTGCCCTTGATGTCCTCTTTGCCGTCGCCGTTGTAGGTGTAGGCGTTGTCGAACTTTACAACGTGGGTTTTGGGGTCGTTCTTGACTTTCGCGTTCAGGTTGTTCAGGATTGCCGTCTGCACCTGCTTGATCTTTGCACGGGGCATGAGCTTGAAGAACTCAACGGGTTTGCCGCTGGCCTTGGTTGCCACTTCCTGCGCAAAAGAGGTGGTGGCCTCCACTGCTGCCAGCGTTGCGATCTCGCCCGCCAGCTTCTTCTGGATGTCGATCATATCCTGGATCGTCATACCGTCCATGCCGGACAGGTCCACTTCGTCGTACTCGGCGCCCTCGAAGCTGTACGGTTTTGCGAACTTAACGATATTGCCCATCTTGATGTTCCTTTCTCTAAAAAGAATCAGCTGCCCCACGGTGGAGCGGCTGAATTTCCAATTTATCAGATCAGAGCGTTTACTTCGGCAAGGATGTCCTCGCCGTCCACACAGTATCTGTCAGCATACTTGTCGATGTCAATGACGGTCACACCGTCGATCTCCACCAGATAGCGGGTCACTTCCAGCGTGATGGAGCTATCCATGGTAGATGCCCGCTTCAGCTTGCCGGGGTCAAGCTCTTTCGGCTTGCCGCCCAGCACGATGCGCAGGCCCTTATAGGAATAGCCGCCGTTTTTGTTCTCGTTCTGCATGGCTGCACGCAGGGTGATCTGGACAGACTTTCCGGGGTGCAGCATTTTGGTGGCGTAGCTGTACAGGGTGTTCCAGATCAGCGTTGCCTCCATGCTCTCGAACTGGCCCGGCACGGGGCTGTCAACGTCGCCGCCGATGCCCATGCCGTTCACAGTAGTGGTTTTGTTCTTGATCTTGGGCAGAGTCACTTCACCCGCCAGACCAATCATCTTGTCGTCCCCGGTGTAGGCGTTATAGTTATTAACGACCTGCGGGACGAGATCGCTCGAAATGTTCAGGCTCATGGTTCATATCCTCCTATTACAGGTTCAGAGCGGTCACGAGGGAGGAAGATTCATACTCCATCGTGTTGTTGACCTGCTTCATGGGCGGGAACGGAGTGCAGTACATCCAGAAGTGGTAGTGGCCCGCCACCAGTTCTGCTTCGGTGTTCTTCTCCGTGTCGGCCACCATGCGGTAGCTGGCGCAGACACCGTTAGAGACGTAGGTGCTGCCCTTCATGTTCTCGCTGTCGATGATGCTCTGCAGTCGCTTCGGGTTCATGGGCTTGTCGAGCTTTCCCATGTTGTCCAGCACAAAGCTGGTCCACGCATGGTTGAAGAAGCGGCGGACGCACAGGAACATATCCTTGGGATCCGTGTTCTTCGGGTAGCAGGCCGTCTCGTTGCCCCAGATCACGAAGTCGCTGCCGGAACGGATAAAGGTTGCAATGCCATGATCGTTCAGGAAGGTGCCCTGCTCCTGATCCAGCAGCATCTCGGTGCCATCTTCCAGACAGGCGGCAGAGATGGGTACGGTGACGTTGGAGGGGCTTGCATTGGGGCAGTCGTTGTTCTGGCCGTCGTTATACACGGTGGCCGCCGCCGCCATGGTGCTGCCGCTGTACACAGTATCGCCCACCTTGCAGAACAGCCACAGAGCGTATGCCTCACGGGAGGTTGCGGTCTGCTTCGTCTTCTGTCTCGCCACGTCGGTGTACTTCTTTGCGCCGGAAGTACCGCAATCGAGGTCGATGTAGCAGACGGCATTGAAAACGCCGTTGATCTTCCGGCACTTGGCCTGCAGAGCAGCGCACACCAGTGCATCCTTGGAGAAGCGGGGTGCCAGCAGGATACCGGGCACCTTGCCAAACTTCGGGTAGACCTGACGGACCACCTCAAGTCCAGTTTCCTCCCCGGTGGCAGTGCTTACGCCGCCCACGATGTCGGCTGCGGTCACCTTGGTCGGGTCCAGAATGGAGCCGGAAACGCTCAGCGTGGTTGCATCCTTGCCCTTGCCATTGTCGAGCAGGGCGATGTTCACAGTACCGTCGTCGTTGAAGGTGGCGATGTAATCCGTTCCCTCGGTCAGAGCCGTGGTGTCCTTCTTGACGACCAGCTTTTTCAGCAGCAGGCCCGTCTTGTCGATCTGCGCCACGCCGTCGTTGACCTGAACGGTGGTAGCATCCAGAGGGGTGGTATGCTTCCCGGGGTCCAGCACGTTGATAACGACAATGGGAGCCGTGCCCATCACCTGAAAGTTTGCGCTGATCGCCTCGCACAGAGTGTACTTTGCAAAGTCGTCGGACCAGCCCACGGCAGCCACAGCCTCCTTGTAGGTGCTGAGGTACAGCGGGGTATTCACCGCTGCTTCCGGGTCTGCCAGCTGGTTGACGGGCGCAGTGCCCACGATAACCTGCAGGCCAGAGCTTACCTGTACCGGCGCAGAAATGCTGGTGGTCGCTTCGGTCAGGTTGAAGCCATGAGAAGTAGCCATTGTTTCATCCTCCTATCACAGCACAGAAACGGCGTTCTGGTAGAGAAGGTTCTCCCGGGTGCCGTTCTGCTCCACTTTCACCCGCATCTCTGCGAGCTTTTCACGAGGAACGATCAGAGCTTTTACGACCGGGTGTTCCTCTGCGATCTCGGCCAGCTTTTCGGGGATTCCGTCCACAAAAACGGTGTACTGCGGTGCAACGCCCTTGATGGTCGGGCCGCAGTAGGCAACAGCCTGCACCGCCGGAGCCTTGTCCACTGCGGCAGCGGTTTTCTTTTCGTCACTCATATCAGAGCCTCCACTTCTTCGTTTCTCAGACCGTTGGGGGTCTTGCAAACGAGATTCACGATTCCCCAGTAGTAGTAATCCATGTCATCGTCGGAAAGCTCCCACTTGCGGGGATACGTCACTTCAAACGCACCGCCAAAGACAGGCTTGCGCTTGAAGTGCTGCATGATTGCTTCCTTGATGTTCACGGTATCTACATACCCCTGTCGGTCTATCCCGCGGTCATAGCAGCAGATCACGAGCTGGATCAGCACAAGCTGCGGGTCCTGCTCATTGTTCTGCTCGCCGCTGGTCTCAATCACGATGATGCAGGGGTACATGGAATCGTTTGTGTCCACATCATCGTCGTCATTAGTCTGGATTGGAAGGAACTGTTTGAAAATCTGCAAGGACTTCGGGCTTTCCTGCCCGTTGAACTTCATATCCCGAAACAGTTCTTTCAGCTCGTCGATCATAGCCTGCTGGCACATCTCGCTGGTATAGCCAGCGATTTTCTCCGCCATATCAGATCACGCCCTTTCTCTTGGCATTGGCGATCAGCTGCCGCACACGGCGTTCCGTGTTCTGCTGCAGCATCTGCTCCACCGTCTGCTCCTGCATCTCCCACACTGTATGGTGCATGGCAGAGCCGGAAGGGCTGGACAGCGTTGCCAGCTTCTCGTTTGGTTTCCAGCGTTTCTTTCCGCTCTCCGTGTAGTCCCTATCCGCAGGTACACCGAGCTGACGCTGCACCATGCCGACGTGCCCCGACTTAAACCTCACAAGGAAACCTTTGCTCTTTGCGCTGGTTCCGCCGAGGTCTATCATCGGGCTGCCTTTCAGGACATGCGCCTGAAAGAACGGTGGCGCATTGCGGACAGACGGTCCCATGTAGGGTTTCGTGGGGCTGGTTCGGAAATAGCCCAAGTCTGCCCGGAATGCGCCGGGATCGTTCTTCATAATGGCAAGGATCGCCGCAGGGCGGCGGTTGGTCGCTTTCTGACGCTGGCGCAGGTCTTCGATCATGCGCTTTCCGGCAGCATTGAGGTCGTACCGGTTCTTGACTTCCTGCAGCATGAGTTTTCTTGTCTGACGTGCGGTGGTATTGACAGCCACCTTCAACGCCGCCGGTGCCTTATCTGCCAGAACGCCGAGTGCCCGGTAAACTTCCTCATCGTTGACGGAAACCGTCATGGTGGAAGCATCGTACCCAGTTTTGAAATACGCCATTTACCTCGTCCTCTCAAGCTCCATGCGGTACACGCCAGCTTTCAGGGAGCAGGATTTAATTTTGTAATCCCGCTTCTTGTCCAGCGTTATGAGCTTGTCGTTCTTCGGCATTGGGCCGTACTCTTCCTGTTTGACGAACAGGAGCAGATCAGCCTTGTACATACCTTGGTCGAAGCTCTGTTTTGCACCGCCCTCCCAGTGCGCTGCACGTTCGCAAGTTCCCGGGTGCTGAGTGATGCAGACCATCTCTTTACCGTCCACAAATCGCTTCTCTGCAAATTCATTCAGGTTAAAGAAGACGTTCTGCACATCCAGTGCCACCCGGTCCTTGAATGTCGGCAGCGGCTTCGGGTCGCTTGGCGTACCGTACTCTTCATCCACGTCCAGCATAGTCTTAGCACACCTCAGCAACCAGCCAGCTGTCCACCTTGTCCGGGATGGTCAGCGGGCGGGTCTGCAGTTCGAGGATCATGCGGTCGGGGCCGTGCTTCACATAGGTGCGCAGCAGACGGTTGGTCTGGGCGGTGATGGTGCGCTTGGTATCGTCGATGTAGGAAGTCAGGCCGTAAGCACGCATGAAGTTGGGGTTAGAGGGCAGCAGAGCGATCTTATTGTCATCCACCAGCCGCTTGGTAACGGGGGCAGAAGGATCAGTCCAATCGTCCAGATAAACCTCACCGTAGGTGTAAATATCCAGACTGGGCTTGCTCAGGTGGCCGATGTAGCGCGCGCCATTGGGCAGGTCCTTGGGGTTGATGATGCCCAGTTCGATGCGGCGGTTGTCCAGCATATTCTGCACGTTGGTGTCAGCCAGGAAGTTGCGCAGGGCAGTCTTGCCCATGACAACGTGATCCACATTTGCAAAGCCGTTTTCCAGCACCTGATCCACCCAGTCTTCCAGATTATCCAGAGGCTTGGCGGCAGATGCACCCCATTTCTTCGTGCCGTCCAGCTTCACCTTGTTGGTAAAGCCGAAGTCGATCACCTTGTTCACGCCGGGTCCGACAACAGGAATCTGGCCGTCCATGATGGTGCGCACTGCCATCCACTCCTCGCGGCGGGTAGCAGCATCGTTCAGACGCTGGTAGTCCTCGATCAGCTGCTTGGCGGCACGCTCTTCGGGGGTCATGCCGGAATACAGGTCCTCCCCGGGCATACGCTCCAGGGCATCGTTTGCGGTGGTGACGGTCAGAGGGTTAATCAGGGGCGGAGTAAAGCTCTCGGTCTGATAGCCCTCATTCTTGAGTACCTGGCCGCCGACCAGAGGATGCACGAAGGAAGCCATGCGGCGGTCGCCCTTCACAACGTCGATGTCCACGCTCTTGGTGGCAAAGGTCTTTACGTTGGTGAAGTAGTTGTCCAGGAAGAAAGTGCGCACCGGGGGAGTGGTGCGCACGACCTCGGCCAGACACCGAGGCTCATAGATGCTGATTTCGTTAGCCATAGTTGTTACCTCCTATCACTTCAGGAAGATGCCCAGATTGCGCAGGGCAACTTCCACGTCTGCTGCTTTCACGCCCTCCGGCAGTGCCAGACCGTCAGCGAAAAACTCACCCGTCAGATAGATGGGCACTTCCTCGTTTGCCGCCGCACTGTCTGCGGTGATGCCGTACAGTCCAGTAACGGACAGCGGATTGCTGCCGTCCACCTTGGCGATGGGCTTCACCTTGCCATCGGCCAGCAGCACCGGGGCGTGTGCCTCAACTGCTGCGCCGGCCTTTTTGGTGGCCTTGGCGATGCCGATGTTCGTGCCGGCAATGAAATGCTCCGGGGTGGTGGAATAGGTCTTTCTTTCCAGATCCATGCTCATAGCCTTGTCCTCCTTACTTCACACCGTTCATCTTGTGGATTGCGTTCATCAGGCCCTTTTCCTGTGCGTCTTCCGGCTTCGGGTCCGCAGGGGGCGGATTCTGGATGTCGTTTGCGCCGGAGTTCTGGGCAGACTTCTTCGCCTTGTCCAGATAGTCCTTGCCCTGAGCGTTCTGCTTTGCCTTCATGTTGGCAATCACCGCCTTGGCAAATGCCGCAGAATCCACAGGCTTCACAAACTTTGCCTCGTTTGCCTCGTCCTCAGCACCGGGAATGGTGCTGTCCTCGATTTCCTTGATGCGGGTACGCTCGGCAGTGGCAGCGTCATTCTCGATCTGTGCCACCATATCGGGGTACACCTTGCGGAGATCATCAACGGTCTTGATTTCCATGTTTTTTACCTCCCCATGGTCGTTGTGTCCCGGCAGTTCCGCCGGGGTTTTATTTTTAAGCCGGGCAGCAGGCTTTTTTTCCTTTGCCCGGTTTCTGACAAATTCGGGTGCCTCGTTGAAAGGCAGGTGGGTGCCGATGGAGTTGACGAACAGGATACCGTTGCGATTCTCCACCACAGCGTCTTCCTCAGCGTCGTCCACCTCGTCCACAAATCCGTTTTCCTTGGCTTCATCTGCCGTCCACCAGTTTGTTTCATCCATCCACCTTGCGCACTCGTCTGCATCATGGCCGGTCTTCTTGGCGTACAGGGAAACAATGCTCTCTCTGGTAGTGTCCAATGCTTTCAGATAATCCCGCATCTCAGCCGCCGTCAGGTAGCCACAGATTCCCATACTCACCGGGTGGACCATGTAGGTGCTGTCCGCTGCTGCCACCACCTTGTCGGCGTGGCAGGCAACGATAGTGGCTGCACTGGCGCACAGGCCGTCGATGTGTGCGGTCACAGTGGCAGCATTGCGTTCCAGCTGATTGCCAATGGCCTGAGCCGCAAACACGTCACCGCCGCCGGAGTTGATGTACACGGTGATTTCGGTCACATCGCCCAGAGCGGCGAGATCGTCCGCAAACTGTTTCGGGGTAACTTCATCGCCCCACCAGCTTGTTTCGGAAATGTCGCCGTAAAGAAAAAGCTCCGCTTTCTGGCTGTCAGCCAGATTGCAGAACTTCCAGAATTTGTTGTTTGTCGTCTTCGGGGCCATCTTGGAACTGGGTTTGCCCATCGCACCCTACCTCCTTTATTTTCTCCATTTCGGACTTGCGCTGGCGCATATTCGCCCGCCAGCTTCCGCCGGTCATCTGCGCCGTTTCCTGCTCGGCAGTGCTGATGCCCTTGTCCATGCGCAGGATTGCCGCCTCGATTTCTCTCTTTGCGTCCAAGTTTGTCCTGGCCGGGCCATTCCATGTGCAGCCCATGTAGGCTTTCGCCACCGTCGGATCATCAAAGAATCCCGGGGCATTGATACGCCCGCGGGCCACCGCCTCGGCAAACCACTTTTCGTAGGTCGGCTGGCAGAAATCGTCTGCAAAGCTGTCCCGCAGCGTTCCGCAGGTGCGCCAGAACTCGTTCAATGCTCCGCGGCTGGCGGAGTAGTTGGACGAAAACTTTTTGTACAGCACCTCCGACGGGATTTCTACGCTCGTCGCCACCTGATTTGACATCGCCATCATAAAACCGTCGTAGGTGGTGGTCGGGTGCTTCGGGTCGATCAGGTTTGCCTTTTCGCCCGGGGCAAGATCAAACACCGCCGCCGGGCTGAGGTTGATTGCCAGCTCATCGGCAGGAGTGTCCGGGTTGTCCGCTTTTTCGGGCGGGTCTTCTCCGAAGGGAGCCATATCGCTCTGCCCGTCTCTCTGGATGAACAGGGTAGCGCAGGACGAAACGATTGCGGCGGAAAGCTCTGCGTCCGTGTATCTTCCCATCTGCTTCAACGTGGGCAGCGCGGGAGCCAGCAGCGGAACGCCGCGCCGCTGCCCGGCACGTTCTCTCTGTGTAACACACAGAATGTTCGGTTCCCCGGTCTCCGGGTCATGCGCTTCCACTCGGGTCCACTGCAGCGGCACCGGGTTTTCGTATTCCAACGGGTGTCGATTGGCTACCCAGTAGGCAACGATTTCTCCCGCCTCGTTGGTCTCCACTCCCTGCACGATCTGAAACACGCTCTTGCCGTTCACCTTTCCGGGAGCCAGATGATCTGTGCGATCAGGGCTGCACACCTGGTCTGCTTCGATCAAGCGCAGCTGCAGCGCATACGGCCAGTGCGGACGCTCCCGAAACTGAACTGCGGCAAACACATCTCCGTTCATCAGGAAGCTGGTGAACGCCAAGGTCTGCAAACGCCAGAAGTTGTCCATTCCGCTTGCATCACAAGCCGTGCTGTCCGCCCAAAGGCTAAACTCTCTTGCAATCTGCGCTTGCAGCTGGTCGGCTTTTTCTTCGGTCAGATGGAGATAGTCGGCATCCACCTGCGGCGTGGGCACCAGCCCGCTGCCCACCACATTGGTGCGCAGCGTCTTGATGGCACCCGTGGCAAGCGGAATGCCCATATAAGCATCCCGGCTCCGTTTGCGCAGGGTTTCGAGGTTATCCTCAATGTCTTCCTTTGCGCTGCCGCCGCCGACGCGCCAGCTTCGCATAGAGCGGGATGTGCGGGATGCACCATAGTTTCCATATCCCGTGCCGTTGTTCAAGACGGACATGGCAGCACGGGCCATGGCGCGGCGATACCCCTTTTCGGGGGAGATTGCCGCGATTGCTTTATCCAGAATGTTTGCCATGGTTTCACCACCTTACACGTCATGGGGCGAGAAGTGATACATACGGTTCCTGCCCCGGTTGCGCTCTTCCCGCTCTGCCTCGGCCACCTTGTTTTCCCAGAAGATGATAGTTTCCCGAATCTGCTTTAAGCTGGCCCGGTTAAGCTGCATCTGCTCGATCTGGTAGCTCTGGCCTGTGGAAACAGCTGCTTCCGCTTCCAGCCACATTTCCAAATGCCGCTGTGCGGCCTCTTTTGAAATAATTGCCATCGGTTAGATTCCTCCCGATCTTCTTCTTCGGTACTGGTGCTGCTGCTTTGCAGGGCGGGCGGTTTCCTCGCCGGGCACTTCCAGACCTTGCGGGTTCGAGATTTCCAGTGCCGCCGTCGCATAGTTCCGAACATCGAAAGCCTCATTGCGCTTTTGCGCCGGGTCTTTCAGTTCCCACCGTTCCACCTTGCGCCCGCCTTTCCAGCGGGTCACTTTATGCTCTGCGGTCAGCATCTTGAAATAGTTCTCGTCATAGCCTGCATCCTCTGCCGCCGGGAAGTGGCAGTAGTTCGGCCCCTTGATAAGCACTTTGAGCCGGGCAAGGACATGGTTCTTGCCGGTGTCAACGCCCAGCGTGAACAGCTCACCTTTGACCCGGTTGTTCTTGGTCGGGTTGCGGATGTACGGAACATCCATACCGCCGCGGCCTTTGATCGCCCAGATGTGGCGGTTTTCCCGCTCTTTGCAGAATCGAATGACTTGATCCGGGAAATGTCCGCCGCTGTCCATGCAGACAGAGCGGAGGGACAGCTCTGTACCGTCCTTCTTTTTCCACGTCTGAGATAGAAACTCGTCCAGGTCTGCCCATATCTGGCCGCGCTTCAAGTCACCGAAAATGCGCTGGTAGCGGATGCCCCAGCTTTCTTTGCCGATGCCCCAGCCCACCACTTCGATCTCGAAGCGGTTGTCCTGCGTATCGACACCGGCGGTCAGGTAGATCACGCCGTCGGGCACTTCGGCCTCGTAGAACTCCCGACGGTCGATCAGAGCGGCGGATTCCACGGTTTCGCCCGGCTCTTCCCATGGCAGCCCAAGGTTCGTGTTCACGAAGACCTGCATCTTCTCGTAATCGCCGCGGGCAGCGTCCAGATCGGCGGCAATGAATTTTGTCACGATCTCGTCCCACCCGCAGAGCGTGGACCCCATCTTGTTCATGTGGAAGCCACGCACGGACCGTTCCGGGTGCTCCGGCACCCACTTGCCCTTTACGCTACCTTTCTTCCAGCGGTATTCGTTGTCCAGACAGCCGCACTCGGTGCAGCGGTACTGCACACCGCCGTCCGGCCACTTGTCTTTGTCGAACACCATGTTGTCCCACACAAACGGCTGATAAAAGCCGCAGTTCGGGCAAGGCACCGTCCATTCTTCTTGCGTGGAGTTGTTGAACTCGTCCAGAATGCGGCTGGCAGCTTTTGTGGTCGGGGTGGACACCATGACCGTTTTGTAGTCCCAAAAGGTCGTCTGGCGTTCCTCGGCCAGCATGACCGGGTCGCCCTCTTTGCCCGCGCTGGCCTTGTAAGCGTCCACCTCGTCTGCCAGCAGCACTTTGATGGGGCGGCTGCGCAAGTCTGTGGGGGCATTGGCTCCCACGATGACCAGCATTCCGCCGGGGAAATTCTTTTTCGAGATGGTGTTGCCGGAGTATCTGCTCTTGGTGTTCACCAGACCCCGGAGTGCCGGCGTATCTCGCAGCATCGGGGTCAGGCGGTCTTTCGAGAAGGACTCGCCCAGATTCACCGTGGGCTGCATCACCATGATGGATGCCGGGTGGTAGCTCATGTAAAAACCGATGGTGTTCAGGATCAGACCCTCGGTCTTCCCGGCCTGCGCACACATCATGGCAACCACCTTGCGAACATGAACGTCGCCGATTGCGTCCATGATCTCCCTCTGGAACGGCGCAGCGTCCGTGTTCCACTGTCCCTGTGAAGCCGAAGCCTCAGCAGAGAGCTTTCTGTATTTATCTGCCCACTGGCTCAGTGACAGGTTCGGGGGCGGTTTCAGCCCGTCCAGTGCCCGGCTGAACATCTCCAATGTCTGCGGTTCCAGATGAATCATCGCCATGGTTCCCGCCTCCCTTTTTGACGCACTGCCGGAATGGGCAGAACGCCGTGATCTCGTTCAGCCGGGTGCCCCATACGCAGCCCCGGCATTTATTCTTCCTGCTCATCTTCCGGCTCCTTCTCTGGCTCGGCCAGTGCAACATCCGGGTTGCTTAACTCAATGAGGGCTTCCTCCACCGCTTTTTGCAGGATGTCGTGAGCCTCCACCGGGTCTGTGAGCTGCGCCATGGTCTTGGCGTACTTGGTCGGGATGGTTTCCAGACGGTTCTTGAAATTGGCAAAGATAGCTTTCAGACCCCGCTCCACATCTTCGGTGCGGTGCAGGTCGCCTTTTGCTTCCTCCATCTTCATTTTCTCGATCTTGCCCCGGGTCTCTTCCCGGTCCGCCCGGGCAGCCGTGAGACGGGATGAATCGTCCTTGTCGCCGATCTTATAGGCGAGATACTGTTTGACGACGGTTTTCATGTTGAAGATGCCGGGCCGTTCCTCAGACAGCACGCCCTCGTCCCGCAGCTCCCGCACCCGGCGTTCCGTTACGCCCAGCACTTCCGCCACGGCCTTACTGGTGTATAGGGCCATCTTCGTCACCGCCCTCCGGCACTTCGCCCGTTGCTCTGATCCGCAGCAGCTCTAACCGCTGGCGTTCCAGCTCCATGCGGCGGTCGGCTTCTTCCGCCGCCCGCAGCGCACCGGCAACAGCGGCAATGCGGCCCTGCGTTTTGTACAAAGCATCCTGCAATTTCAGAATACGGGCAAAGGGGGTATCACGGCTGTACATCCCCATTGTCTGTACCTTGCCGTCTTCCTTTTTGCCCGTCTTGCCGACCTTGCCCGGAACACGCATATCCAGTACGCTGGATGTTATCAGCGTGTCCGGGTCCATGTCCTCGTACTCTTTGATCTTTTCCAGAATCTTCAACTCCCGCAGTTTGAGAAGACCCATCTCATGCTGCAGTGCTTCCACGCCGTTCCGGGGTGCATCGTCAAAGGCCCCCTGTTCCGCCGGGGTGAGCTTATCAAAGAAGATTCTCGAATAGGCGCCATCTTTTTCAGCGTTCAGGTTGCCCGCCGGTGCCCCGCCGCCGGAGTTGCCCGCGGCGTTCTGGTTCCCCGGCTGTCCGCCGGGCTTCCTGCCGGTGGGAGTATCCCACCTGTCTTTCGACTTCCACCGCCGGACAGTATCGTACTTGAGGTGCAGATCATCCGCCAGCTGCCGGAGATTGACTTCGCCGCCCTTTTTCTTCCGGGCCATGTACTCAGCGCGGGCGGCCTCTCGCTCATCGCTTCGCCTTGCCATTTATGACCCCTCCGTTTTCGAGCAATAAAAAATGCCCTGCCAGACAAAAAGTCTGACAGAGCATCTATGTGGTGCCGCCGGTCCTGCGGCACACCCGGATATGAGAAAAGCCCCTCGTGCTTCCACCGTGGGGCTTCTTCCATAAATCCACTGTACCAATTATACCACTAAAAACGTCTCATAGTGTCTCATCTTTTGCCCCAAAAGGCTGTTTCGGGGCTTGTAAATGTAAACATTCTATGAACACACACTACTTGCCACCGTTTCAATAAGCTGTCCATCCGCTCCGGGCGTTCCATGCGCCATCTGCAAAACGTACAGGATCACCAGCACTGCAATGGCAAAGAAGTGGAAACAGTAAACGTATGGATACCGATGCCAAGAGCGGCAAGATGGTTTTTAAGGCGATTCTGTTAATCTCAACAAAATCGAAACATCATTCTGTACAGTCATACAGCAGCGCACCCATCGCCGCTGTACACAAAACATGGTCGTGATCCACATCGTTCAGGATGTTTATTACCGATACATAGTCGCCATACCCGTTTTCTACTAATTTATCCTGTATGGTCTTGGACGCTTCAACTGTTGTCGATACAATATTCTTCCAGGCATTTTTCTGTGTCGCATTTCCTGACTTCGCCAGCGTAGCGCACATCGCATTACCATCCGACCAGATATAAATTGTATACCCCGAATCGTCCTTTTCCAGTTGATAGTCAGAGCCAAAACCACGCTCTAAAGCATTTTCAAGCAATGCTGTCATCTCATTCTCTGAAATTTGATGGGAAGATTCGCTTTCTTCACTTATGGTCGTGTATGGATACTCCAGATAAACATACTGCGCATTTGAACCGTCTTTTTTTCTAACCAGTTCTCCTGTAAGGCATTCGCCCTCAATTCCAACTTCGTTAGATACGCCGTTCCAAAGCTGGTCTTTCATGTCCATTGTGACGGTGAAAACGTATTCTCCCTGCAACGGCCTGCTTCCATGAAATGCGTCATTGCTTTCTGCTGTTCCATTTTGCACTTTAACCGTTTCGCTTTTCTTAAAGTCATTTCCTACTAAGCTAAATCGCAGTGTTGCACCCTCTGGCAAATTGGTATGAACAACAAATATAGGGGCATCACTTTCTCCATTTGTCTCCACATTCATTTCCACGGGGAACTGCTTTAGCTTGTACGAAGTGATTTCAACTGGAACATTGCTTTCCCATGCCTGATCTTTTTTATAATTGTCCTCACCGTCAATGGTAATGCTTTCCACCTTGTCATTTTTAGACAACGAGACCGTTTCAACTTCTTCCGTTGTTATTTCAGTAAAGCCAGCAGTCTGCAATTCAGAGATGGCATCTTCCAAAGACAGCTTTTTACAATCCGTGCTGCTGAATGGTGCCTTTGCTGGATTTTTCAACCCGCAGCCCACCATAAAGACACAACAAGCAACTGTGGCGGCAAGAGCTACGAATCTCTTACCCCCCCCCCGGTATTTTGAACATCATTTATAAACGCTCCTTTCAATTTTGCGTTATTTTTATTATGGCATAGTATCCATGTGCCGTCAATGCGCATAATCGCCTGTGTTCATCAGGCTTTTTTGTGATTTTTGACCCCCACCCTTATTTTTCGGGCCGGAGGGGGGAAGCCCTTCAAAAAAATTGACACCTAGAAAACTTTTGGGGCTTTCGAACCCGCATTCGCCCCGCCCCCGGGGGGCAGTACCTTCCTCATCGGGGCGGCCGCGGTGCCGGAGAGGGCCGAGGCCAGGCCGGAGAAGGAAGGGGGCAGGGGGATAGATAAGGCGAGTTCTATCTCTCTAGGTCTAAGCCCTAGGCCTAAAGCCATATCCCGTTAGGTGGAGAATCTGACCCCTCTGGCGTTGGGCTGGCGGCGGGGTGCTGGCGGGCTGGCGTCTGGCGTTGTCGGTAGGTCTGGCAGGTGTGCGGGCAGCAGGGCGGCGGGGTCATCAGGGCAGCAGCGGGGTCCTGCTGGAAGGAGCAGGCCGGGCAGGCGATCGGGCGGGCGGTCCGCTGCTCATCGGGCAGGCCGCCCGCGTCGAGCGCGTCCAAGGCGAAAAGAAAAAGCCCAGGGCGGCGGCGCAGGTGGTGCGCGTGTCGCTCTGGGCTTGTGTCGTCGGTGCTGGTCTGCTGCTGATTCGGCAGGGCTGCGGCGTGGCCGTTTTGCCGTTTGCCGGAGGGGTCAGATTCTCCACTTTACCGGGTAGTGCTCTAGGTGTAGGGCTAGAACTTAGTGAGTTATAGCCTCCCCAGTAACCCCCTATAATCCCCCTTCTTCCCCACAGTTTTTGCCGTTCACGGATTCCGGGCCGGACGGATCGCCCACGGTGAGCGGCTGCCCCTCTGCCTGCATCCTGGCGCGCACGGCTTGCAAAATATACCCTTGCAAGCTCTGGCCGCTGGCTGCTGCTGCCGCCTTGATTGCCGCCGCCTCTTGAGAGAGAGGCTTTATATTTATTTGCGTGCATTTTGCGTTGTATTTGTCGTTTGTCAGTCGTTTTTTTGCAGATATAGCCATAATTTTACCCCTGCTTTTATTTTATAAATATATAATATCACCCCCGCCGCCGCCCTGTACAGTGCCAAATTGCACAAAAGCACGGTACAGGTTTTGTGCAAAAAGTAGATTGCACGGTACAGGGCTTGACATTTCGCCGGGTGTCGTGGTACAGTGTAGCCACAGCAAGCGGCACGGTACAGGGTCGCAAGCAAAACAACAGCGAACAGGAGAAACGCACATGAACAAGCATTTTTTTGAACTCTCGCCCCGCACTCGCCGGATCATCTGGGCCGCCCTGCTGGCCCGCTGGCAGGCAAAGCAGGCATGAACCCCAGGCCGGACACCTTGACGGGCCGCACCGCAAAGCGACCCGATCCCAGCCGCAAGGCACACAGCACCCGCCGCCCAGGGTAAAGGGCAGAAAGAAAACGCATGAAAAAAATCATCAATGGCCGGATGTACAACACCGACACGGCAAAGCGGCTGTGCAGTGCAGACAATGGCGGCAGTTGCCGCGACTTCTCTCACTGGGAAGAAGAGCTCTACCAGAAGAAAACGGGTGAGTTCTTCTTGTACGGTGAGGGCGGCCCCGCAAGCAAGTATTCTCGCTCCTGTGGTCAAAACGAGTGGTGCGGTGGTTGCGATATTACCCCGATGACCGAACAGCAGGCCCGCGAGTGGATGGAGCAGAACGCCACCGCAGATGAATACATCGAGGTTTTCGGAGAGCCGGAAGAGTAACACCCGGCGCGGATACTCTGCCAGGGTTGCACCGCACAAAGCAGCCCAGGCCCACCACCCCGGCAACAGCCGGGAGAAAGTCGAACATCAACCACAGCACAGGAGGTTTTACAATGCGCAAACTGAAAAAGATTATCACCGCTGCGGCTCTGGCCGCCGCAATGCTGGCAGGTGCGCCCCGCACCGCTGCCGCCTGCCCCTACACCCCCGGCCCCCTGGGCCGCTACATCGTCCCCGCTCAAGTGCTGGGGATGTACGCCGACGGCGACGGCGTGCAAGTCTGGTGCACCGACCTGGGCGACGGCTGCGACTGGTTTTTTACCGTCGATGCAAAAACCGATCTGCGTATTTATGACCGGGTGCAACTCGTTGTAGAGGACAACGACACCCCGGACGACTACACCGACGACCGCGTTATTGACGCGCTTTATTGCCACGACTGCGACGACGTGGACGACTAACCGCCGCCGGATACTCTAGCAGGGTTGCACCGTAAAGCAGCCCTGCCCCATCTACCCGGCCCCGCCGGGATGAACCACAACTAAAACGCAGGAGGTTTTACCACTATGACGAATGAAGAAATGATTTTGAAGAGCGTGCAAGCGCACTTGACCCCCGCCCAGCGGCACGAGATCGCCGCCGCGGCATACACCCCGGAGCAGATCGCCCACGCCGTCGAGCATATCCCGGACGGCCTCGACGCGCTGGCCGCCTCTCAAGTCCACACTTTCGCATGGTGGAAAGACAACGGCAAGAGCGTGAAGAGGGGAGAAAAGGCCCTGTTTACCTGCCCGCTGTGGAAGTACACCGACAAGCCCAGCAAAGCCCAGCGCGACGCGGCAGAGGCCGCAGGGGAAGAGGCAAAGGCACGTCCCCACTACTATCCAACCACGTCGTATATGTTCAGTTGCTTACAGGTTGAAAGCAGCAAGCCCGCCCCCGCTGGCCGCTTTAAGAGCATCGACGAGATCAAGGCCTATAACAAGATGCTGGCAGAGCAGCGGCGCGCCGCGAGAGTATCCGCCGCCATCAAGACCGCCGCGGAGGCAATCGCCCAGGACGTTACAACAGAGGCACGGCAGGCAGCACAGCAGGCTGCCGCCCGCGTCGTCGTGGCCGTGGAAGAGCACCACGAGCTGCCCGAACTCGTAGAGGCCCCCCAGCCTGCCGCCAAGAAGAGCAGCAAGCCCCGGAGCCCCGACGCGATCCAGATCGTTCTCCACAACGACCCGAACAGCATCATGGAGATCATTCTTCCCCAGTTTTTCCCCTGCTCCGCCGCCAGGCTCAACCAGCTTATGAAGTTGGTGCAGGCGGACGCGGCCCACGCCGACGAAAACACCGCCGCCATCATCGACGCATTAAAGCGGATCGGCGCATTGTCGGACAGCAAGACCCGCGAGGCTTGCACAAAAAACCTTGCCGCCCTGGGCGCTTGCAAGGTCGAGAAGAACCCCGTGAAGATCCCCAGCAAGCCGGAACTTTTTGAAATCGTTTTGACTTACCGGGATCGCAGCCGCCACCGTCACACGGTCGAGGGGTTCCGCGTTGAACGTTGCGGCTATACGTTCTTTGTCACCCGTGAGATCATCCCGCAGAGCATGGCCCAAAAGTGCAAGGCCCGCCGCTGGAATATCGTCGAGTCTCGCAGCGGTCGAGCCGTTGCAACTATGATGCACTCGAAAGCAGAGTGTGCCGACTGGCTTTGGAAAAAGTTCGACCCGGAAACACTCGCAAAGATCAACCTTGACGCAATGGAGCGCGAAAAGCTGGCCGCCCCGCTGGAAGCAATCGGAACGGCAGTATAAAGCGGACACCCCAGCAGGGCCGCACCGCACGAAAGCGGCCCCGCCCCAGCCCACACGGGCCACACGAAAACGAAAAGGAGCTGTTACAATGATTCCCGAAAAAAAAACCGCCAGCGCCAGCGCGCAGAACTCGCCGCCATTCACCGCCTAGATGCCGCAGGCTACACGGTCGAGGGATGGAACCACATCACCAGCCTTTGCACCGTCGCCCGTCTGAACGGCTTGAACACGAACCACGACAAGAGCAAATTTTGGAGCTTTCCGACGTGGCAGGCTGCCGCCTCCGCTCTTCTGGGTTGACCGCCCGTGGATACTCTGCCAGGGTTGCACCGCACAAAGCAGCCCATGCCCAGCCCCGGCGGGGCATAACGAAACGAACACAGGAGGCTTTATAACTATGATGACTGCATACCAGTTGACCCACCAGCACACCGCCGATCTCCATTACTGCGGCCCCGACAGCGCAGGCCGTCCGATCATCGTTGACGTGGCGGAGATCACCGCAGGCCATTTCGAGATTGCGGCGGTCTGGGGCAACGGTGACGAGATCGAGAGCGACGAGGTGGAGGACATCGACACCGCGCGCCGCCTGTACTCCGAACTGCTCCACAAGCTCACCGCGCCCAAGCCCCAGCAGGCCGCTGCAAAGCCCCTCACCGGGAAGTATGCCAAACTCCGCGACGATCTGAAAGCCGCACTCGCTGCGGGGCGCACCGTCGAGGACGACGACCCAGAAGACGGCGGTGCGTGCAACTTTGATGCGGCCTCTCTTCTGCTCCCCAGGTGGAAAGAAGCACTCGTTGAGCAGGCCGCGCAGGAGGCCGGGACAGGCTGCTTTACATGGAGCCTGTTCGGCAAGAAGCGGTTTGTGTTCCGCCCCAACACGAACGGCCAAGCGAATGCCCGGAGCCGTAACGCCGAAGCAATGACAGACGCTCTCGCCCGGATGGGCTACCAGGCGTTTTGTTACCAGCAGCTCGATTGACTCCCCCAGGCCGGATACCTTGACGGGCCGCACCGCAAAGCGACCCGACCCCAGCCGCAAGGCATAACGAACCACGAAAACGAAACGGAGGATTTTATATTATGGCAACTTACACGATCAACGAGAACACCGCCCGCCTCTCTCACGAAATGCGCTCTTGGAACGACTACGACAAGGGCAGCGCAACGAGGGAGTACGAGGCCCAGGTGGCCCAGGCCGCCGCCATCTTGGAGCAGGTCAAGGCCAAGTGCTTCACCGAAGAACAGAAAGAGCGGGCCGAATACCTGTTCGACCGTTACGCCAAGACGCTGGCAGAGGCCACCAACAAGGAGAACGAGATCGGCACGCGCTGCCCCAGCGTGATGATCTGCGGCGCTGGTAACTTCCCCGTGCGGAAGAAAGAGAAGCAGATCAAAGCATTTGAGGCCAACCGGGAGAACTGGCGCAAAGCTGAACACTATCTCGACCAGCTCAAGAGAGCGCACACCCTGGCCGTGAAAGACTCCGATCCCGAAGTGCTTGACTTCCTGCGGGCCAAGCTGGCAGGTCTGGAAGCCGGACACGAATTGATGATCTCCGCCAACGCATACTACCGCAAGCACAAGACGCTGGACGGTTTCGAGGGTATCCCCAAAAAGACGCTTGCCTGGATCACGAAACCTGGCGTTTACATGGCAGGTGGGCGGAACGGCGACGGCTCCCCGCTGGCGTTCCACGGCAAGCCGTTCCCCACCTACGAACTGACAAACAGCAAAGCCACCATCAAGCGGGTGCAAACGCGAATTGCAAAGATCGAGGCCGCCAAGGCTGCCGCCCCGGTGGAGGACGAACGCGACGGTTACACCTACAAAGAGGATCAGGAGTCCATGCGGGTTCAGCTTATCTTCCCCGGCAAGCCCGACGACGAAACCCGCGACGTACTCAAGCACAACGGTTTTCACTGGTCGCCCCGCAACGGCGCATGGCAGCGACAGTTAAACGACGCTGGCAAGTATGCCGCACACCGGGTCATGGAGTTTCTGGACGGCAACGAATAACGAAAACGGCGGACACCCCGGCAGGGTCGCACCGCGCGAAAGCGGCCCCGCCCCAGCCCGAAAGGGTTTCAAGTCGAATATTTCTAATCAAGCTAATCAAGCCAAGTATTCAAGCTAAACGAATTTGGAGGTTTTCACATGGCAAACGAAAAGAGTAGCGGCGAATCCGGCGGCGGTCTGCGCACCGTCACCCTCACTAACGTACAGTGGAACAAGCTGTACATCTATCTGCTCACCACGACGAATTACCGCAAAGAGCAGATCAGCGCATGGGAAGAACTTGCGCGCAAAACGAATCCCGACGGTTCCCCGGAATACCCGAACGCCGCAGGCAACGCAGAGTATTTCCGCAAATTGGAACGCGACCTGTCCGAAATCGTCCAGAAAATTTGCTAATGGCATCGGCCCCGGTTCCCCACCGGGGCATTTCATGCTATACTGTCATTAACGAAATGGAGGTATTTCTGTGAACGAAATGCAGACTTTTTATCCCTGGTGCGTGGTTGCCGCCTTTTCTGACGGTTCCCGGCTCACGTTCGGCGGCTCTACCGAAGAGCAGGCCCGCAGTGCAATGGAAGCCGCCAGCAACGAACACGGTGAAATATCCTGGTGGGATCATGTCACCGACACGAATTATGTTGACGGTCAGCATTACCAGCTTTTGCCAGATTTGCCCACGCTCCACGTCGTCGATCTCGCAGGGTATGACGGCCCGGTGGATGCAAACGGTTTTCCTGCTGGCCTGCCGGAGGAAATCGCCCGGTATGCTGTTGAGCATGGAGCCGCAGAGGGCGAAGCCCAGGTCGTTGTCAAAACTTCAACTCATTCGCGAAAACTGCACGAAATGGAGCATTTTCATGGATGAAACTGAATTTTTCGCCCCGTGGCGGCTGGTTGCTGCCTTTGCAGACGGTTCCCGCCTGACCTTCGACGGATTGACCGAAGAGCAGGCCAAGGACGCAATGGAAGCTGCCCAAGAAGAGCACGGCGACATTGGCTACTGGAACCGGGTCACGGATCAGAACTACGAGGACGGCAGATACTACAAGCTGATTCCCGAGCCGCCCGCCGTGCATATCGTGGACTTCACCGGGTACGATGGACCACTTGACGAGAACGGTTTCCCTGTCGGGCTGCCGGATGAAATTGCCCGGTATGCCAAAGAGCAGGGATCCGCCCCCGATGCTCCGCAGATCATCCTCAAGCGCAACGCACCCAACGAAAAGGAGGACAAGCAATGAGCCACATTCTCCCGGAAGCCCAATCGGTTATTGACCAACTGAAGCACGACTTTTTAAAAAGCTACACCCCTGCCGTGGAGCAATTCCAGCTGGATCAGAACGTACAGCAGGCAGAAGCTGCCGTGAAGTTAGAATATTGCATGATGCACGGTCTTTCTCCCGATGAAGTCACCGTGTCCAGCAGCGAAGACGAACACGGTGTCCGCACCTTCACCATCACCGAAACCCCATCCACGCAAATGGTTGACATAACCTTTACCGTCCCCACAGAGTAACGAAAAGCCCGCCGGGTCGATGACCTGACGGGCTTTCTCAATTTTATGCTTGTTCTCCCAAGATTATTTTCTGCATTTCCTTCTCGGTCTTCCAGGTCAGCGGGTATGCAACCTCTGTGCATTCCCACCCATCCGGCGTTCCCTCGTCCTCGTCAAACACGAACTGCAAATAAGCATGAGGGTTTTCATCGTCTTCATCCGGGATAAGTGCGCTTACGCTGTTAAAGCACGGCACCCCCTTGAAGCTGTACGTCGCAGGGTGTTCCTCGTCAGCCGGGCGCATCATGCTCTCTGCGATGCTTTGCAGAATCGGCCCACGTTCGAGAACCTGCTTTTTTGTGATCGTACACCTCGGATTGTCACACCATTTGCACATAAATTTGCCCTCCAAAATTTCAGATTTCACAAAACCCGGCAGGCCGCACAGCCCGCCGGGTATTTCTTGCCAACTTTTCCACATTTCCGGGTAGTCGTGTTTGTTTTTCTGCGCCGGGTGGACACAATTTGCGGAAGCGCATTTGCGTGAGGTTCTGATGGTCGCTTTCCCTTATAGGAGAATATCGCCCTCAACCCATGCGTCCGCCCTGGGCAGGGTCTCGCGCACGTTATACGCGCGTGATAATAAGGCGGGGCACTCGGGCAGCCGTTCCATGCCTCGGCCAAAGGCCAGCAAAGCCACGTTTCGAAGCCGTTTCAAATGCTGGATGCTGTATCCCGCATCGACCTGCACTTCTGCCCATTTTTTGTGGCCGATGTAGTATTCTGTCAGGATCAGATTGTGGACACTGTCCAGGCGGTCAATTTGTCCCCGGATCAAAGCCTCATCGGACTTCAAAAGAGCCTGCTGACGTTCCAGACTGCGCAGCCTGTCGCCAATGCCCAGATCATCCATCTTGCAGGCCATCGCCGCGGTGCTGTCCCCGGGCCGCCCTCCGCCGGGCATACCGTCCATGTTGATGCCTTTCAGGGTGTCCACTTCGTCGTCCAGAGCGGCACACTGGCGGCGGATAATCGAAAGCCGACGTGGAATGTCTGCGCAGTATTTCAGAATCGCTTCCGCCTCGTGTGTCTTCATGCTCTGCCTCCCGAAAAATCAAAATTCAGTGCCAAAGATGGGGCCTTGTCCGTTTACCCGCTCGACCATAGCCCCCACGCCGTAGATGTCCTCCACCACACGGCGCAGCTTCTCGTAAGCCACCATCTCGCCGTCCTCGGACCATCCAAGGAACTGCTCGAAGTTGGAGCGGGTCTCCTGCATGACAGCGGCGATCTGCTCCACGGTATAGCTCATGTCGTGCAGAGCTTCCACGCAATACCGGGCCACCATGTCGGCAGCATCCCGGCGTTCGGCAAGGATTTCCCGCTCATTGGCCGTCTTGCCCAGCTTGCCCGCCGGGAGTAAGAACCGCTCAACCATCAGCGGCGTGGTGCGATCTTCCAACGCAATGCGGGCTTTCCGCGCCCCTCGTTTGTCCCGATCCAGCGTGTACCGTTCCGCCGCATTGTTCATCTTGACGGTCAGCACAGCCGCCTTTCCTGCATCAAAATCCAGAATGTCGTGTGCTGCTGCCACAAAGCAGTATGACACGACCTGTCCGATAGCTTCCCGGTTCAGAGATGCCGCCGTTTTGGTGCGGCCAAGGTTGATCTGCCGATTTACAGCGTTCTGGATGCTCTGCCGATAGTACGACGGCACTCTTGCTCTGCTTTTGCCCATGATGATTCCTTTCCCGCCTGTTCAGCCAGACGTTTCCATTCTTTGATCTCGTTTTTCGTGTCCGGGGTGATGATCTCCCGGAACACATAGCCCCGCGGCTCTGCAATCAGGTCAACAAACAACCTGCGGCGGTAGATGTAATCCCTCTGCGCCCGCCGGGTGAATTTCGACTTGATTTCCACCACCTCCACCGTGCCGTCGGCGTATTCCAGCACATAATCCGCCGTATACCTTGCCGCCGGGAGATGGACAGCGCAGAAATCCTTTGCGGGCAGCAAAGGAAAGGCAACGTGCGGCGTTGCCTTGATGATCCTGCCGGACTGGATGCCCGGCAGCACTGTGCCAATGTAAAAATCATACTCGCCCTTGCTCTCGAAGACCTTCCCGATCTCCCCGGCAGTCTTGGCGGCAGCTTCCAGCGATACTGCCCCTGCCGGGGCTTTCCTTGCGCGGCGGTCGGCTATTTGCTTCTCCGCTTGGGCACGGTATCGAGGCGGCAGGTCTTCCAGTTCCAGTCTTGTGCTCACGGCTGGTTCCTCCTGTTTTTGTTCTTGGGCAGCTCCTTGCGGTACAGGCTCACGATTAGGTGACGGGTAGAGTTTCCCGTGATGGTGACTTCGCACCGATGCAAGGTATACCCCGGGTACATCCGTTCCCAGTACGCCCGGTCTTCCAGACAGTTTTCGCACACGTCTTTCAGTTTTGAGCGGCTCATTTTGTTGTCGTTCGGTCTGGGCATTTTGGGCGGCTGCAGGCCGTGGCTCTGCCGCCAGTGCCGTTTGCACCTGCGGTTCTTCACGATATACCGGGCAAGGCTTTCCACGCTGTTGTGGTCGAAGTGCAGCGGCTCACACCGGGCCATGCCCCGGCCATTCCACGCCTGTTCTACCATTTCCCGGGTCAGCCCCGCCGGGTGTGTCATAATGACATGGTGATGGTGCCGTCCCAAGACTTCACCTGTCACCTGGTCCACGGTGCAATACTCCGTCACCACGACCCACTTTGGACGCTGGATGCCCTGTTTATCGCAAAGGCGGTACAGCTTCTTGATTGCATTGGAGAAATCCCGGTCAGCCCGGGCAAGGTCATTTGGGGCAGGGTGATTATCGTCGTCGTAGGTGTATGTAACCGAGAAATCACCGGGCCGGAAGTTCGTATTTACCAGCAGAACCAGGTAGCGGCCAGATTTGCGGAGGTTGTAGGCTTCCTTCGCCAGACTGGTGGCGAGTTCTTTCTTCCGCCGGGTGCTGGCCTTATGCTCTTTCTCGGAGACCTCGAAAAACTCCGCCTGCATGGTGGGCGCAGTGGCATAATTTTTGCCGCAGATGTATTTCTGTTCTCTGACATAAAAGCCGCTGCCCATACCCACTACGTCCTCCTTCCCGTAAACGTCCAATTTGCTGAATAAAGGCCAAACCGCCCGCCGCCCGTGTACTTTTATGCTTGCCCCCGCCCCCGCTTCGGGAAGCCCTGCTGTCCGTTACGTCCTTCTGCCGCGGGGAGACAATACAGGGGGTTCCCCCTGTACCCCCGTCACGGGAACGGCTGCTTCTAATCAAGCTCTAAGCAAACTTTAAGCAAGCCGCTGCTCCCGTGTCCCTTAGTTTATCCTCGGTATACAAGCCCCTTGCCGCCTCGTCAGGGCGGCAATTTTACGACGGGCTTGCTTGTTCTCTGGAAACGACTTCAACCTGTAGTCATTTCAAAACGAAGCTGTTGAGATAGGGCAGCACCTCGCCGCCGTAGTCGGGCACGATCAGATTGAAGTTCTTTTGGAAGGCGTGGAAGTAAAGAGCGTTGCTCACGTCCTTCGATCCTTCGGTGCGCTGCTCCTGAATCATCCGGGTTGCCTGGTTCCGGGACAGCCCCATGCCCATCAGGAGCTTTTTCATTCTCTTGGTTGTCATTTCAGTTTACCTCGTAGTCTTCAATGCCGTTTTCGTCCGTCCGCTTTTCCCAGTGTCCGCAGCTGTCCTCAACGTCGGTGACATCGGTGCAGTTCAGCGACAGGCCATTGAAGCAAACCCAGGTATAGCTTTCGTGCCAGCGGCAGTTACAGCAAATTTTTTCAGGTCCCATGCTTTCCACCATTCCAGAATCCATTCATTGCCTCCCAGTACGCTTTGAAGCAGTCCGGGCACAGATCGCCAACGCCACAGATTCTTTCGCAATCAAGTGCCCATCCGTCCAGCGGTTTGCTGTCATACTTTCCGTCGTCGAGCCGCTCTGCAAATACCTGCTTGCGGCAGCGGTTGCAGATGAACATTGCGCCGTTCTTTCTCATGTAAATACCTCACACATGATGCTGTATTTTTCCTCCGGCCTCGAGCGGCCTTTTCCCGTACATTGCACGGCATTGCGGGCAAAGGTCAATTACTCTTGGATACTTCAAAGGGAATCCGTTAAAATCAGTTGTCACTTGCCAGTCAGTCACCCAGTCCTGCGTTGTCAGCGTATCCTGAAACCCGCCCTCAAACTGTTCCTGAAATGCAACTCTCCTGCATATATCGCAAAATATAGCCTTGAACATCTTTTGCGTATCAGCACCTCCCGCACTTTGCGCACTTGCCATCACAGACAGGCTTTCCCTCTGTAGGTGCCTCGTACAGCTGCACCATCGGCTGCGGCTGATCCGAACGATTGAGCGGCTTGTCGTACTGAACCGTGTAGTCTCCCTTCGGGTTGTCGTGCCATGCCAGAGCGTGGCGGATCGCAAGCCAAACCTGCTCTGCTCGGTACGGAATCCTCATGCAGTAATCAAGCGGAGCGGAAAGAACATATCTTTTGTACAGCTTGTCCACTTCTTCCTGCATGATGTTCCGTCGGTCGATCAAGATATGGAAGATTTCATCTCGTTCTTCTTCGTCGGTAAACGAATCGTTTTCCAGAGCAGCATAGAACCTTGCCATGCAGAGTTCGTCTGTCAGGTCTTCAAACTGCCCCATGTGCAGACGAAGGTACATCTCGCAGGCTTTCGCTACTGCCTCGGCAACCGGGCGGCTCATGGTTATGGTGACTTTCTCGATTTCTGCCGGCGCGTTCTTTTTCTCGTCCATGTCGTTACCCCCACAGCTTGACAACTGATGCTCCATAACCATCGCGTACCATAATGCCATCTTTTTCCGTAACAAACATCGTTGTCTTGAACGGGAAGTTTGCGGCACTGATGCCCGCTTCATTGGCAGCATCGATCAGCATCCCGCACGGACCATAATCGCACATGATGGAAAAGTGGTTGAACATTCCACTTTCTGCGTATTCCTCCATGCGTTTTGCCAAGGCTTTTTTGAACATGTCCGCCTGATCTGGCGTTATGTTCTTTCGCCCCATGTCAGCAAGGAGACACGCAGTAACGGAAGTAAAACTGTTATCTCCATTGCTGTGTGGCCGATCTTCAAGTATTCTTTCCGCCCACCAGTTGGCGGCTTTCTCGATTGCCTCTTTTGCCAAAATCATTCCGCCTCTTTATCCTCCGTCTTGCACAGCCTCGCTGTTTCCCGTGCCATGTTCACCATCTTCTGCAGCGTTTCCAGCAAATTGCCGGACAGATTGATGGGAAGAAGTGCCGCCCGCACGATCATTCCGTCCCGGATAACATAGTACCGGGAGCCGTTCGCTGCACGGCGCAAGCAGTAATTGGTATAGTCGCTTTTCTTGATCTCGTCCATAACGGGAACCAACTTGCTGGCGGCGATGAAATCTATGGTCTTTTCGTTCGGGTCCGTCAGTCCCATGAGAAGTGCCCCGCCGATGTTCAGGTTGATATAGCTGGTTTTGCATTCAACCTCATTCTGAACAGCATCTTCGAGGTTCAGACCACAGACGTCCGTAATGGCGTTGCAGTCGTATGCGGTATATATCACATCTTCCCATTTCTTTTTCTCGATCCCGAGCATCGTCATAACCTCCGCTTCGCTCCACGGCTTAGGGAAACCTTCCAGCGAGTAGATTTCAGAATTTGTGCCGATGTAGAACTTCGTTTCAAGATCGTCCGATCCATGCACCCTATACAGGCGGCAGAAGCCACGGTCTTTGATTACTTTGGCAATCGCTGCAATTTTCATGTGCGCACCTCTCCGATGGATTGAACTTCAAACCATTCAAATTCTATGTAGTGTTCTGCGGCTTGCTTCTTCGCCTTGCAAACGGCCTCTTCTGCCGACGCTGCCTTGACCCGGTATGCCAACCATGCAGGCAGCCCTCTGCCATAGCCTTTCAGGACAATTTCATACGTCTTCATCCCGGCCAGCCTCATACAAACAGGTACGCCCAGCAGAGCTTCACCAGCGCAGCAGGCGCCAGCAGCAAAATCGCCGTCCAGAGCGCATCAGCCAGCAAAAGCAGAACCGCGTCAAGAGCTTTAATCAGTCCGTCCATACTTTTCACCTCAACTTTCTTGCTCGTCTTCATTGTCTCGCACCTGACAAGCAGGTGCGGATATGGGATTCTTGATCTTGACGACGGGACGAACGCCACCGGCGGCGCTGGCATTGTTGCAGTCCGCAGAGCCGTTGCTGTAGACACTCGCGAAAAGGGTTGCTGAGTTCTGCGCCCGATTTTGGAGCCAGTACCATTCCCATTCACCGTCCAAACCCCGAAAAGCAATTCGGTTTCTCCGCTGTTTCATGGACTTCCACTGCTCAACACTCGTCTCATTCTCACCGCATTTGTTCTCCCCGAAGATTTCTTTTTCTGCCGGGATACGGAGCAGATCGCCGTTTGCAAACGGGGTCAACAGCTTCTTGATCTTCTTGGGGAATTGGTCGAGAATTTCACCGTTCAGCTTTGCCCGCAGATCGGATTCATTCCATCCGCCAGAGCTGGAACCGCTCTCATTCATGCAGCTTTCCTCTGCCAGACAATCCACTGAACAGAAGATCATGCCGTCCGGCTCGTCCTTAACTGCCGTCATCTGCATCTTTTCACCATTGTTCAGCTTGAACGAGATGATGTCCCCGACACGAAACAGATCGACCTTGATTTTTTCTGTTCTTTTGACTTTCATGTTTATCTCCCGCTATTCAAGTTCATCGCCCCACGCATCCCATCCCGGCGCGTGCTGGCGGGCAAACAATTCAATACGAGGCGCATCTCCCAGCAATTCAACGATTCGGCGGCGGGCTTCATCCGGCTTTACGCTGTGTGCCTGTATCGGCGATTCGATCACCTGATGCACCGAATGGCTTTTGACCAGTTCTTTTGCCTTGAATCCCGGCGTTACTCCCAGCAAGCACACCTCCGCATTTGCGCGAGTGTATGCGCCCATGCCGTAAAAATTCCCGCCCGATTTATATTTCTTGATCCAAACGAAGGCGGCGGTTTTATAAGCAAATCCCCATGCTTCCATTACCCGAAGTGCATCCGGGATGGTTGGAAACGTGGCCCACATGAACAGGGCGCACCCCCCCCTGCAAGCCGACGAACCGGCAACGCGCAGATGCTATCAACATCCATTGTGCGATAGTGCTGTTCTGCGTTGCCTCGGCTTTTCGGGCCGGTTCCGTGCTGGCGGTAGCTCCATGGCGGGTCTGCATAGATAACGGAATATTTTTTATCGGGGAATTTCATCTTCGGTCACTCTCCACTCTTCCGTCATTGCCCAGCTCCTCCATTTCTATATAACGCCAGCTCTGCGGCGGGCGGTCGAGTTTCACCGGCTCCATGCCGAATCTTGTTTTTCGGAGACCTGTAAACTCGCACAATTCGTGCGGCCTACCATAAATTCTGAGGTCTGAGACGTCCCAGCCGAACCCGCTGCCACCCTTGAGATATTCTTCCGCCGCTTCTTCGCTCATGCAAGCCGCTTTGAGCAGGTCAGTTGCAGGCTTATACTGCAATCCCGGCCCTGGCCCAATAATGTGCAGCTTGGGCAAAGCCCCGTTCCCCGTCGTCCCTGCATGGCAGATGATCGTGGTACTGTAGCAAGTAAACTCGCCGATGACTTTTCCGTCAGCCGGCATGAGGTCACTTTCTTTCACGCCGGGAATATCAACAAAGTGTGTGCTCTTGGTGCAGTAGATGTAGCACTTGAACGGCTTTTTCAGGTTTGGTGCTGTTTTACGGATTTCCACGGTCTTCTGCCCGCCTGCAATTTTCTTACACCACTCTGGACGAATGCTGATAAGGACAGCTTTGCTCATACCGTTTCTCCCCTTTCCGACAAACAAAGATGAAACATATCCTGCTGGGCGGTGTATTCTTGAAAACGCTTTTCCTGCAGGCTGTAATATTCCGAACTGATTTCAAATCCCGTGAATTCAAGACTCGCGTTGTATGCGGCAATTCTGCTACTCCCGCTCCCAAGATGTGTATCGAGGACTCTCTGTCCCGGAGCTGCATACTCCCGGAATATCCAGTCGTACAGCGCCACCGGCTTTTGAGTCGGGTGGATTCTCTTTTCATTCAGAGCTTTGTTGCCCTGCATGATATAGCCTTCGGCGATGCTTTTCCCCTGCATCATTCCGTTCCACATGAATCTGAACAGTCGAACCGACGAAAACAGATTTGTCGCTGCGATCTCACAGTCCGAAAAGTTCGTGTTAGCGTTGCACTTGTCCCAGACGATACGCCCGGGCGCGAATTGGTAGTCAAAGTAGTTGCACCCCCATACGATGTAATGGTGACTCACCCGAAGCAGCTCATCGAAATATTCCTTCCCAGGAACATCCCACTTTGGAGAAACGGGATAATCGCGGTGGACGCCTATCCTGCTGACCTTTGAACCATAGTAGCCCCGGCGCTCCGGCCCGCTGAAATACGGCGGGTCAACAACCGCGAGATCAAAGAAATCATTCGGAAACTGCGCCATGCCCTCCATGCAGTCCATACAGTAGCAACCGACTCTCATTCGTCACCATCCGACCCTTCAATGACCCACACCCTATGGTTGCCGTATCCATCCCACTTTAAGGCGTCCTCATGCGTCCCGGCAACAGCGATGTCAAGACGCCGTCCCTGCACGCCTGCGCCCTTGTCCTGCACAATGCGGATGCCCACGCCCTCTATGTACAAAACCGTCCCATAGGGGAGAAGTGTTTGGTCTGCCGCCACCGTCACGTCCGCCTGGATCGGCTGCCCGCTGGCCGTGATTCCTGTTCCTGTGCCGCAGATGTGCTGGTATTTCTCGGTGCAGTATGCGGTACACTCGAAAACCCCTGCATACTCGACAAGCAGCTTCTCATCCAGCCTATCTCTGATTTTCAACTCATCCGCCAGATCGTCTGCATACCGGGCGACAACTCCGGCTGTTTCTTCCCAGTCCTCCGCACGGGATTTGTAAATATCCCGCTGGGTTTCCAAGTCGTTGATCCGGCTGTTCGCCAACCCAACGGCAACGCTGCCGGCAGCCGCCGCGCAAATCGCAACAGATACAGCCAGCTTCGACAGGGTATCAGGTCTCATTTTCTCTGTCCTCCAATTTTTGAACCACAGCCGTTTTGTGTCCGCTCGCCCCGGCCATCAGTGTCGGGCTGCATTCTTCTGAATAGCCGATTCCACCAGAATTTCCGAGGTCGAACCCGGCAGCGCGTTGGATCAAGCTTTGGTCTTGGTGTGTCGCCAGCGTGGCGGAAAGCTCCGTCTGTACCAGCGGGCCCTTGCCGCCGCCCTCATAGCCCTGCCGGATTTTCAAGGTGTAGGCTCGTTCCGCCCCCCCCCGGAGCTTTCCTGCTTCCACCATGCGATCATGCCATGAATAGCCGTCAGGAGCAAGGCATGCAACGGTCTGCCCCCCCCCTCCGGGAGGCACGGTCTAAAATGCCATTCAGTGCCGTCACGCTCAAAAGCGACCATCGTGGCGGATTCTCCACGAGTATCGCAGACAGCATATATTCTTCGGCGACGGTGGGGGATTCCCCAGTATTGAGCGTTGACAATTCGATAGGCAATAGTTCCGTAGGACACAGCCTTTGCCCATTTCCCGTGCTGGCGAATAGGCTTATCTGTTCCACCTCCGGCAAAATCTCGGAGGTGCAAAAGCTCGTTGAGAACAATTTCAAAATCCTTTCCGCCGTGCGACGACAGCGCACCCGGCACATTTTCCCAAATGACAAAGCGCGGATACCTTCCGCCGGTGGCCGACAGCATTTCCCGGATGACCCGGATTGCCTCATAGAACAGGCAGCTTCGGTCGCCGCCCAGTCCTTTGCGCTTGCCTGCAATGCTCAGGTCTTGGCAAGGAGAACCGAAGGTGATGATGTCCACCGGCTCGATTCGGCTTCCTTTGATGTCCGTTATACTGCCAAGGTGTTGCATCTCGGGCAGGTGTGTCTTGGTAACGGCAATCGGGTAAGGCTCCACCTCGCTTGCCCACACAGCCTGCCCGCCGCACATCACGGCACACAGTGGCATGGTCCCGCTTCCATCGAACAAGCTGCCCAGCTTTACCTCCGCCGCAGACTTCCCCAATTCCCGGAAAGCATTTTGGACGAAGAATAGGGCATTCGGCAAGGCCATGCCGTTGCCCCACATAGAATACTCCGCCGACAGACTGTGCAGCTCATCGTGCCATCTCTTCACTGCGGCATCGCTTCTGGCTCCATCTGCCCGGGCGATGATCTTCTTTGGCTTTTGCCCTTTGATCTTGCAATTTCTCAGGTACACTTCCCGCCAGAACCTGATTTCTTCCGCATCCGTCAGCGGTGCGATTTCACCCCAGCCATCTGGAAAGCCCTGCAGCCGCCCGCACTCCATCGGCAACAGGCGGCGCACGATCCATTTCGGCAGGCATGGCACGTCTGGCTGAATGACCGGGTTGATGTAGTTCAAGCTCCATCCTCCTGATTCTTTCGCCTGGAGCGTCCCGCTCATCGTGCCGTTCAGGCGGCTGTTTCTGGCATCGTAGGCCACCGCATGGCGATCCTGCGTGTTCAGTGTGAACGAGGCATTCTCCCGGACACCTCTGCCGTTCTGGCCCGTGTTTCTGTCAACAAAGTTCCCTGCAAGGCAGAACGAGTTATAGCTCACAATGGTTCTGTCCTTGTCCCGGCTCAGTGTCGGTGCGGTGTTCATCAGACGTTCGGCGTTTGTCTGGGTGGATGCAATACAGCACACGTCTTTCTCACCGTTCACGCTGCCGCCCCCCCTCGAACCAGAATAGCCTGCGACCGCATGGTGCTGGCGGTGTGCATCAGCGAAGGAGCCACGCCGTCGGCATCGTATACCCGCTCTCCCTGCGGAAAGTCCTGGGTCAAACATTTGATCTCCATATTCGTCCTCTTTTCTTGTGCGAACGGTCGGCATCGAACCGACCCGTCTGTTGATGATGGGGAATCGGAAACAGGCGGCACCTTGCGCTCGCATATCAGACCCGCTCCGTAAGAGAGGTACAGAGCGGGGCGGCCATTGCAGTGGCCTGTTGCTTTTGGCCTGAGCAAGTTGAACGGGGTGTTTCTGCGCTCACACTGCGGCGCACCCGTTCCCGCCATATCCATGCGGGTGCGGCTTCGGCAAGAACGGCAGCCCGGTTTTGCATCGGGCTTGAACGGAAAGGAGGACGCTGCTGTACAGCACCGCTCCGCCGTGCCGGGCGGCTGACTTCATGGCCGTGCCCGGCTTTCATGGAAAGCGTTAAGCAGGCGCAGGCGGGGTCCGGCCCCGCTCACGGTGCCCCTGTACCAGAAGGACACCCCGCGCCATATAAAAAGCGGCCCCGCTTCTGCGGGCAGGGCTGCCTATTGTTTCACCGTGGACAATGCTTTGTATCAGCAGCATCGTTTCCCTCATAGTGCTTGCACTCCACGTCGTAACCACTGCACGGAGCGCAGCAATCGGCAGTGATCCTGAACGTGTGCTTGCACTGCTGTCTCTTATCGGCCTCCGCTTTGGGGGGACTTCTGTTCTTGTTCCGCATTGAGGTTACTCCACCTCCATAATGTGGGTGGCGATCATATCCGCCATGTGGACGCACAGTGCCTCGGGACAGCTATCGTAGACTTTGCTCAAAGTTTCCCAGTCCTGCTGCCCGGTGTAGGCACCCATGTGCCAGCGGATCGCCAGCATCTCTTTTTCCGTGAGGTACATCCAATGCTGGATCAGGATGACGGATTCTTCACCATGCCCCAGCATCCGAGTGTCTCTGTACCGATACCCGCCCTCCGGCTTTGCAATGTACTTCCCAGCCTTGCAGACATCGTGCAGCAGGGCCGCGGTCAGCACAACATTTTTATCACATTGTGCAAACTGTTCTGCCTCGCACAGCTCCATTGCAGCCTTTGCCACATTGAGGGAGTGGATCAGCAGACCGCCCGGTACGTTCAGGTGATGATTTGCGCTGGCCGGACTGTTGAAAAAGCCAATTTCGTCAAGTACTCTCCACATCACCATGCTACCAGGTCTCTTCCCGATTGCTTCAATAAACATCTGCTTGTACTGTTCTTTCGGGGAGTATACGCCTTGTCCTTCCATGCCGTGTTCCTCCGAAATCTAGCCCTTGCCAAGAGGTTTGGCAGGCAGATCAGCGGGACCAATAGCCTTGAAGTCATCCGGGTCGATTTCCCGGGTAGGATGCTCCAACGCCTGATCGAGTGCTGCATCCAGCCCGATCTTCACATCCTGCAGCAGCTTTTCGGCCTCCTTCACGTCATTGCCGCAAGCCGCAGCAACAATGTTCGCTGTCGCTGCAACGGCAAGGTTCACCAGCGTTTCATCGTCACCATGTGCCCACAGGTCAACACGGTTGTTTTCCAGTTCTACGGAAAAGCCAATTTTCTTTTCGTCGTTCATATCGTAGTCCTTTCTTTGGTGGGTGGATGTTCGGTCTTTGGCGGTACGTCCCGGGGTTAGCACCGGGCGGAAGGGAATGCACCCCCTCCTGCACTGGCCGTACCAGATAAAAAGGCGGCATCGGACAGGTAGCCGCCACCCATGCGGGCCGCCCCGCTGTATTCTTTCTGTCCCCAGCAGGTAGGGCCCCGGCCTTGCGGTAGCCGGGCGGCCGCCCCCTAGATAGACTAGCCGCATGGTGGGCGGGTAGGTCTGCCCATGCCCGGAAGCTCACTCTTTAACATATTGTTCCTGTTTCATCTTGTCTATGTACTTCTGCGCCAGATCGCGAATCTGCTCTTTGAACACTGCCCGCTTACGGCGTTCCAGCAACTCAAAGATTCCGGCGCAGGCCAGTACCGTAATAATTCCAGCCGTTACGATTTCCCCGATCCATTCCATCTGTGCAGTCTCTCCATGAGTTCCTTTATCGTACTCCATCTGTGTTCCGATACCATCTTCCAGTATCTAGCTGATCTGGACATCTCACGAAATGCCTCCTGAGCTTCTTTTTTTTCGTAGTAGTTCAGGATGCCCCACAAAAGAAAAATGACTGTAGCCACATCCGTCGCAATCCGCACCGTTAAATCGGGAGTGCCAATGTGATATAGCCAGCTTGCCAGTTCAAGCATTCTCCTTTTCCGCCTTTCCTTTACTCTTTCAGCCCGCCGGGGTAATCCGCTTGATACCGTAGCTGCTGCTTGGTTTTGTAAATCCGCTGCTGTCCCAGCACTGCGCTGTATCCTGCGCGGCCGTTCTTATCCATCTTGCCGGTATCTCCACGCTTCAACTCTTTATAGATGGTGGAGAAGCTGAAGCCCATTGCATTGGCGATTCCGGGGACACTCTGGCCCGCATTGTACCGTGTTTCCAGCACCTTGCGCTCTTCCAGTGTCATGTGTTTCGCCATCTTTTTCCCTCACTTCCTGAAAAAATGCACAAAAAATAAACGCAAGGGAAACCACTTGGATTTCTCTTGCGTTTATTCTACAATTTCAGCATTCCTTCTTCATAGCAGAATAGCCGATGAGAACGGTCCACACATAGGCGCAGGTCTTGGGGATCATCAGCATACCGATCATGGGGACGGTATTGGCCCAAAGAACAACGGGAATGTAGAAACCGAAGCTCAGCACGATGGTCAGCCACATCCAGCGGAAAGCCGCGTCGTTATGCTCCTTGGCGCTGCGGTAGAACAGCACGATGATCAGCAGGCCCATCAGTGCAAAAGGAATGTTACGGTAAATGCCCCAGGACAGCGGGGATTCGGCGCTCAGCCACTGGTTCTGCGGCATCATGCACAGGATAACACGCACGGCAGCCAGACCGTAGATGGCGGCAGTCAGGCCATTGTTGCCCTTGACCCGGTAGCGCTCACGCCATACATAGTACAGCAGCACATAAAAGACAGTCATTGTCACAGAGGTGATCCACTTACCCAGACCCAGAGGAACGGTAAAGTTTTCAAAGCCCGTGGTGCACAGAGCCAGAGCACGGGGAATCAGATGGAACGAGTCGCCGGCACCCAGAACGACAGCCATCAGACCGAACAGCTTGAACTGGTGGTTGCCCTTGCAGCCACAAATCATCAGGATACCGATGGTGATGACGGATACCAGATACACAGTATCAAAAACAGTTTCTACGATTGCTTGCATAGTTGATTGCTCCTTGTTGATAGATCAAATTTATTGTAACACTGCATTTTTTGCAGGGCCGACTTCGTTTTTACGGTCATCAAGGGCTTGCTCGGCAAAGTTGCATCCAAAGCGCAGGATGTTGAAGCTTGCATTCCTCCACACAAGACAGGCGAGCAGCAACAGGATATTGCGATGAACTTTCCTAGGAGTGTCCCTTTTAAGTGAACATTGTTCATTTTAGGCATTATAAAATTCCCACAGCAGTGTGGGAAGAAAATGCGGTCAATATAAGGTTCTGCGCACGATTTCCAGCACAGCGGCGGGGTCGTAGTCCTGCCGCAGCAAGGCAGACAGCATAAGCGAAAACAGAACATCGGCAAATTTTTCAACGGTGAATTGCGCATTAAAAGCGCCCGGACGGATTTTGGTATCCTGTTGCAGCACCGTACACAGACCATTTAAGATATGGTGCCAGATTTGCTGCATGTGCCGTTTGCCATCGGCCTTGTCCTCCTGCATAAAGCCGAGAGAGTGCAGTGTGAAGAATCCAGGATACTGCTCACAGCCGTAGGCCATGCGCTCGTACATCCATTTGACACAGGTCTGCACATCCCGAAATACGGCCTCGTCCTGCGGGCGGTGGAAAATTTCGCACCAGACGCTCTCGACCGTGGCGCTGATAAGCTCAGCCTTGGAGTCATAATAGTTGTAGATCGAGCCGACCGAGACCCCGCATGCCGAGGCGACAGAACGGATACTGACCGCCGCCCAGCCCTTTTCCCGGATAAGCTCACGGCTGTTTTTTAAGATATCTTCCTTGGAGGTTACGATTGTATTCATGTGGTCACCCTCAATATGAACAATGTTCATTTTTATTATACTGCCCGTTCCCACTTTGTCAAGAAGATTTCATAAAAGGTTTATATTTTGCGGATTAAGACATTGAATGCAAACTTACAAAAATCATAAAAGGAGTATATGTATGATGCCACCTTACTGTCGATTCAGTATCATCTATTTTCGATAATGTCAGGGCATTTTCTTAATGTCAATAATGTCAAAAAGCCCCGGAAAGAAACGTAAACTCGTAACTTTCCGGGGCTTTCAAATTATTCTCAAATGTTAAACCGAACCAGTAATCCGGGTGGCTCCACAATGAAGTTTTCCGCGGCTTAGTGTCAAACTAATGTCACAGCGCGATTTTTCTTTCGATTTTGCTCATAGCAACGTTGAAAGTTCGCGTAATTTCATTATTCGAGCTCGATTCCGGAAAGTAGGTTTTTGGTTATATCAAGTCCATTTTTCCGGTTTTGGCGTGCATAAATTTCGTTGCTTCCATTGTGTGTTTTTGAGTGCACAATGGATTGCTGTCAAATTGATGTCACGGGTCTTTGGCTATCTATCAAGTAATTCATTCAGGTGTTAGATACACTATTATAATACACCCATTTACAAGGGAGGTCAATGGCATAAAAAAGAGGGCAGCTTTACGCTGTCCCCTTTTTCACTCGCCGTCTTTCCTTTGATCTGCCACAGGCTTCTCAAAGCCGGTTCGGTTTCGCACCCTCGGTTCAGGATTTGGCTCCCGAACCAATATCTCAGTTGGACTGCAATCCAGCGCTTCGCAGATGAGATCCAAGTGGTTCAAATTTATCCGTTCGGCGATTTCGTTGTAGTAATCGCTGATCGTAGTGGGGCGAATACCCGTGGCGCGTGCCAGATCTGCTTGCGTCCATTTCAGCTCGCCTAGCCTCTTGGACAGTAAAATTCTAATCATATTCTCGCTCGCTCCTTACAATAAAAGATAACTTTTTCCACTGGAAAAGTCAGGAAAATGTTAGATTATCACGAATCTTGTTATTTTTTATCGTAAAAGGGCCAAAGTTCGTCTTATATCCGCATAAACGAATAGCCGCAAACAAAGAAAAATCCCCCTACACCGGAGTGCAAGGGGAAGCAACTAATTTTTATGAGCCAATAAGCCAATCGCTTTCTGGCTTCGCGATGAGACGAGCATTATTATACGCCATATCCAATGTCAAACAAGTATGTCCTGTATAAACACCTTCACGGGCACCGACAGCCAATGAGAGATCAACCTTTTGTGGGTCTCCCAAACTAATTGGCAAAAGGAACTGAATCCGTCCATGATAGTATTGTGGCACGGCGGCCTTGTAGTTTTCTTTCACGCGAATTTTAGCGTATTCCAATGCAGCACGAAACAACATAGGAAGGTTACTCATATCTCTATACTGTTCGGGAATACGCTGACGGTTTCTTTCATCTTCCAAAATGTGATCAATATTGATACGCATTTCAAGGCGGGTATCAAACATCAAATCCGAAATACTGTCGAAATAACTTGCACGCTCCGGAAGCGGTGTAATTTGGCTGAGTTCCATTGCAGATTCTTTATAGAACCCTTTGAGTTTCCATTCAGCAGCACATTTCACATCATTTTTGTCGAATAACGCAAAAATAGGTTCAAAGTTTGGCGTAAACAAACCCGTGTTGAAACACACATTCTTCTTTGAAGCGTATATGTAGTTACCTTCAGGAGATGCTTCTTGCTGCGCACGAAGACGATTGAACGTGTGGTAAACATAATTTTCCAAAATTATGTTTTTTCGAGGACCTGGAGTCTGAGCATAACTCCAACGTTCTGGGCGAGCCATATCGGCCAGTCCTTGAATAGATGGCGCAAACTCTCCCAAATACGCAAATTTTCTGAGAGGTGGAACCAAATACCTTGACATATAGTGTCTCCTTTCATACCGATTCTTAACGAAAAGCAGCGTTCTATATCCAAGAGACTTGACTTTTTATAAAGCCTTTTGTATAATGGCTCTAGGAAACGTTGTAAGCCGCTATTCCGTTAATGTTTTAATGCTTACAGTAAATAAGTTATAGAAAGACACCGCAACGAGCAAGTTGATACGGTGTCTTTCTCTTTTAAAAGCTTTGGTTATTATTGTACCACACTTTTTTGTTGTTTACAATACTCAACAAAAAAACACCCCCGTTACCCACTTCGACTTATAGTCTGATGGGTAACGGGGGTGTAATCATTTGCTCCGAGTATTCAGGTCGGCAAGCTGGCGTTGGTCGGATTCCCTATATCGCTCATCCACACCTTCCAGATGTGCAAGGCTTCTTTTCAGCTCTCCATTCCAATAAATCTGACCCGTTTCGGTCTCCATTCGCTCAATGCCGGCACAAATGCAGGATAGCAGGTCAAATGTAGCCTTTCGGCTATCCATCTGCAAAATATACCGTTCTCGGCGCTGTTCATCGTCCTTTTCGCGTTTCTTTGCAGCACGATCGGCAGCTCCCTTGATAAGGATTTGATTCACAGCAAAACTAATCGCTCCACCCAGAAGTGTTCCAAGAAAAGCAATTACCGCTAAAAGCCACGCCGGAACGGCGACAGTGACTGTTTCAGCTGTCCCTGCAAGCACCTACATCCTCCTTTCAGTCCTCCGGCTGTGTCAGCAATTCGATCCATCTCGTTACGGGGAGACGATCCAAGAGCCAATCCACAAGCCGCTTAAGCATTCTTCAGTACCTCCAGCCCAGACTTTGCAGCGTTAAACGCTGTCTGGACTGCTTTGCGAATCAAATCGTCCGTCACAAGAAAACGAACCGGTGCAGGCACCTTTTCACGCAGCCAAGACACAACGACTGCCAGGCGTGCCTCGCCCAGTTTGGTGCCAACGAACTCCTTCTCCGCTTTGGAGATGGCATCGATTGCCCACTCGATCAGGAGCGCCTTGTATCCGAAGCGGATAGCCACAACGGTCAGAACGGAAATCATCAGGATCACAGCGACCGCCGTAACGATGTTCATAATGCTCATAGATTGAATTCCCTTTCCTTAAATCAGCTTAAAAAGAGCTGCTTTTGTCTTTGAACCAACGATGCCATCAACGGTCAGGGAATGCTTTTCCTGAAATTCCTTGACCATCTTCTCCGTGTTTGCACCGAAGATTCCGTCCTTGTCGATGCCGAGCGCCCCCTGTAGAACCGAATTGTAGATGCGCTGCGGAAAAGCGCTGGTGGACTTTTTCAGGTTTCCGGGGCCAAAGAGTTCTGCGGCCCAGTTCGCTGTGTACGCCGTAGACCCTGCCACATTGGGAATCCCGGCATACTGATATACCGACACATACCCTGTCGGGATGTCGTTGATACGGATTTCCCAGTGAAGGTGACTGCCCGTGCTATGCCCGGTACTTCCCTCAACGCCGATTAGGTCTCCCGGCTTCAACTTCTGGCCTGCTGTCACGCTGATTTTGGACAGGTGCCCAAAATACATATAGTAGGCAGTCGTGCCGATCCGGACCACAACACGCCGGCCGAAGCCTTTCTTCGGGAGTGTTGCGCATTCCCATCCGGCACGAACAACCGTGCCATAAACCGGGCAATAGATGTTTTTGTCGGTGATGCCTACCAGATCATACCCTTGGTGATACGTTCCGTTTGCCCGCAGGTTGCGATATGCCTGCGATACCCTGAATGTGCCTTTGTACGGAGAAATCAAATAAATCCACCTCCATTTCAAATAAAAAAACGGCGTATCATGTGGTCAACACAATACACTGGCTTTCGTTATTTTGTGGGGGCTTCCCCCTGTTTTTTCTCCTTCAGCATCCCGGTCAGTTCGGTATACTCTTCCTCGGTGATGCGACCGGTGGCGAAAAAGATGTCCAGCTTGTCCGCGAGGTTTGCGGTCTGGCCACGCTCGATCATGCGTTTCAAAGTCCTGTAAAGCATTCAAGTGTCCTCCTTATGTAGTCGTTTCGGTGTCTGCGTCGGTAATGCCAAGCTCCAGCAGGGTCAGGCGGTATTCCTGATCCACGTTCAACGCGTCGGCGTCTTCCAGCGCCGCCTGCAGCGCCGCCACCGTCTCCGGCAGCTTGTCCTTTGCTTCCTGCTTTTTGCGTTCTTCTT